TATAATGGAATTCCTATACAATTATCTTGATATTCACAAGTCTTTGGAAATAAATGGCCAGTTGTTTCAATAAAAAATGGTGCGGCTGGTGCAGAAAAAGATTTAAAAAATAGTTTAGACTTTTTACATAAATACGAAGATGTAGTTATATGTTTTGATCAAGATACACCAGGAAAAGAAGCGGCAAAAAAATGTGCTGAATTATTTACACCAGGTCAAGCAAGAATAGTTAGTTTACAATTAAAAGATGCTAATGAAATGTTGTTGCAAAATAAAGTGCAAGAATTAATTAGTTCAATTTACGATGCACAAGTATATAGGCCAGATGGTATTATAGATGGTAGTACATTATATAAAGAAATATCTACTAAAAATACAAATGAGTTTGTTCCTTATCATTTTAAACAATTAAATTTAAAAACACATGGACTAAGAAGAGGCGAATTAGTAACTATAACTGCTGGAAGTGGTATTGGTAAATCTCTTATATGTAAAGAAATAGCTTTTGATTTAATTACAAATCATAAGAAAAAAATTGGTTATATTGCGTTAGAAGAATCAGTAAAGAAAACTGCATTAGGTTTATTATCGATTGATTTAGATACACCATTACATATAGACAGCTCTGTTAAAGAAGATAAATTAAAACAAAGTTTTGATAAAGTATTATCAGATGGTAATGTTTTATTTTATGATCATTTTGGATCTTTAGATTCTGACAATTTAATAAGTAGAATTAGATACTTAGCAAAAGGTTGTGCTTGCGATTATATTATATTAGATCACATAAGTATTGTTGTATCAGGATTAGAAGGTGGTGATGAACGTCGTGCAATTGATAATGCAATGACAAGACTTAGATCATTAGTAGAAGAAACGGGAATTGGATTAATATTAGTTTCGCATTTAAAAAGACCCGCAGATAAAGGTCACGAAGAAGGAGCACACACATCTTTGTCACAATTAAGAGGATCTGCAGGTATTGGTCAATTATCAGACATAGTAATTGGATTAGAACGTAACCAACAAAGTGCAAAAAATGCTAATTTAACAACGCTTCGTATTTTAAAAAATCGTTTCAGTGGAGAGACTGGGGTGTGCGGCCAGCTGATTTATAACTCTGTCACAGGAAGATTAATTGAATATGATAAAAGTACTGAAAAATGAATATGATTTGTATTTAACAAACGAATTAATGAAAGCAATAGAGCGTTTAAAAAAGAAAGGTAATTCTAAAGTTCATGTACATAACAAAATTGACGCAGTAAGAATGTTGTCAATGATTGATGAACTTTGTTGGGATTATCCAGAAGCAATGTTTATAGAAGTAGAATTATGCCGAATACATTAAAAGTACCAACAAGAAGAGAAACAACAACCATAGAAGTGGGACCGTTTACGGTTTCTATATCTTTTGTTCCGTATAAAGAGGTTCAAGTTCCAGTCGAAGTATTCTTTTTAAAAAGAGGAAATAAAGCTGGTGATACAGAACTTGATAAACATTTATACGAATTAGGAACTAAGATTTCTAAAGAAATGCAAGGAAAAATAAATGACAAATAAATATTGTTTTGATGTTGAAACTGACGGACTATTAGATTCAGTTAGTAAAATACATTGTGTTGTATTTAAAGACATCGACACAAAAGAAGTTTTTAAATATGGACCAGATAAATTAAATGATGCAGTAGATAGATTAAAAAATGCTGAGTTATTAATTGGCCATAATGTCATTGCGTACGATATACCAGTAATAAAAAAATTACTTAAGTTTAAACCTAAAGCAAAGATCTTTGATACTTTAGTTGCTACTAGATTAATATGGGCTGATATAAAAGATAAAGATTTTAAAATGATTAATGCTGGATTTCCTACAAAATTAATTGGTAGACATAGTTTAAAAGCATGGGGATATAGAATTGGAGAATACAAAGAACAAATAGATACTGATTGGCAAGAGTACAGCGAAACAATGTTAGAGTACTGTGTTCAAGACGTAGAGGTTACTAATAAATTATATGATAAAATAATAAAACAAAACTATTCAGAACAATCGTTAGATCTAGAACATAATATACAAACACTTTGTTTCGAAATGTCATCTAATGGTATTGCTTTTAATAAAGATAAAGCTCAAACATTATATTCTAAGTTTTGTCAAAGAAGAACTGAATTAGAAAATGAATTACAAATTGTGTTTACTCCCTGGACAGTTAGCACACCATTTATTCCTAAGGTGAATAATAAATCTAAGGGTTATGTAAAAGGTGTGCCGACTGCTAAAGTTAAAGAAATAGTTTTTAATCCTGGGTCAAGAGACCATATTACAAATAGATTAGTAACAACAAGAGGTTGGAAACCTAAAAGTTTTACACCGGATGGTAAGCCAAAAATGGATGA